CTTTCAGACAACCCGACAGTGTCCTGAAGTTCCTTATCTGTTTTCAAAGTTCCCAGTGGATTTTGCACTGGCGAATTTGTTAACTGCTGGCTGTTTTGTTCCAGCTTGGAACTCAAATCCTGGACCCGCCCCTCCAACTCATCCCGCTCCTCTTCAGCTAGGCGAAGTTTTTTGGTAAAGCGATCAATCCGACGCTGAAACCATTCCGGCTGTTCGCCAGGTTCAGCTTCCGCATCGGATTCCGTTTCCGATTCTTCCTGTGAAAGAACGTGTTCAGTGTCCCCTGCTTCCTCGGTCGATTCCTCAACCGGCTCAGCTTCCTCCACCGCATCGCCACCCGGCGATGTCTCCTCGGAACTATCCTGTTCCTGTGGTTCAAACGACTCGGCCAACATATTGGTCAAGTCCAGTTGATCCAAGGGACCATCAAGTCCCACTAGTCCGGCTTCTTTAGGGAGGCTATCCGTTGCCTCTGCTACGTCTTCTGCCATGCTATTCCTGCAAGTTAGGATTATTCCGGTTCACAAAAAAACCGTATGTCAATTGACGCACGGTTTAGAAATCTCTCAATCAGGAGTGGAACGGTTGTCCACATCCGGAACGGAGTGGAATAATTACGCTTTTAGCGAAGGCGGTTTTCTGTAGTTGTTTAACGTTGCAAGAACATCGCGCATGGCTTGCGCGTAACCGGATCGCCATTGACGGTCGTCCGGCAGGATCCCATCCGCCAACGCGCATTCGGTGCTGTTATCGATGGCTTCGCTCAGCAATTGGCGAATAGCCTGCCATGCAGTGCTGGTGTCATCCAGTCCCTGCAGGATCTGTTTCAGTTCTTCCTCTGTGAATGGACGTTCCATTTTACCAAAACCAAACCGCATCATCGTCATCGATGACATATGGAATAATATCGTATTTCATTTAACTCCCTACCGGTTGGACTCCAGTCCTGCCGATCATCTTGTTCTGTTCCTGTGACACCGACTGCTGAAGGTTCTTGCCGTAGTTTTCCAGCAACGCTTGGAACCGTTCGTCGCCTTGCAGCGCCTCCTGATATTTCGGGTTGCCTTGAATGATCTGCTGCATGAATTGCATCTTCATCGCCGCGGTCGGGTCGTTCTCGGTGTAGTTCGCCTCATTACCCAGGGCCATCAGTGCGATCTCCTTGTTGACGTCGTCAAACGTCTTCTGTGACGCACCACGTTGGTCTGTAAGGATCGACTGGCCAAGTACCGGGTCAATCATACTCACCGCAATCGCCATCAACTTGGCGCGATCCACCGTGCCGGCAGTGTCAACGGGTAGCAGGCCAATGATTGCCTGCATCTTGCTGGCAACATAGTCCTGGTCCAGTTCGCGCACATCGAACTTCACCGCGAAATCGTAGGCACCCATAATGTCCGCTTGACTCCCAGGGAGGCCAATCTCAACCCCGGCAATCCGGTTCAGTTCCTCATCAGAAATATATTCCTGAATCAACCTGAACATCATTGTGAACGCCTCTGACCAGGACGTTGTGTAATTATCCACCATGGATTGCATCTTGGCCTGTGCGATCACCGGGTTGGTGTTGTCGTTCAAGCGACCGAAATACTGGTCGCATTGCTTTTCAATGTAACCGATTACTTCAAGCGCCTCGCCTGGGTTGCTTTTCGGCGGATCAAGAAACTTCACCTCACCCGGCCGCATCTCTGGCAATTCGCTGCCAGGTTGCAGGCGGTACACCTGACCCATGCGAGCCGGCACCGTCAGCGGCGGGAACACCATCAGACTGGCGCGGTCGTACAACATATCACGCTGGCCTTTGATCTCGTTCTGCCACGTATGGACAATGTCAGGCACGCCGCGGCTGTCTGTCAGCTTGCGGATAACATTTTCCCGGCGATAAATAACAAACGGATAGTCACCTGCCATGTGGTCCAGTATCTGTTCCTTGCCGGGACGTGTTGAAATCTTCGGATTGAAAATTGTACAGTGAACGTTTAAGACCCCATCCTCATCGATCTCTTTCCGGTAACCATAAACAACTTCATACAATCCGTCAGTTGCACCGGCGTGAACATCCACGCCAAATGTCTCACTGACAGGATCCACATAGGCTGTCTGGTTGCCGTCTTTTGAGTTCAAAACGTCCCTCACCCACTCGGAACTATAACCGTAAACAGATTCCATCTGCCTGATTTCCCACTCCGAATGCCAGCATCTGCGAAACACATACTTGGACGATTGAAGGTCGATAGTCTCCGGCGGAAAGAAAACTTCATCCCCTGGTTTTAGTGCCACGATTTGCGGACAATTCTTCGTAACGGTGTCCACCGGTAATTCTCCCTGGCCATTGTCGCGCAACTGCTTCACCAGCTTCCTGGCACGCCTGCGCTTGATACCCAGGTTCGCTTCCAGGACATCCACCGCAACATCCTCCTGTTCCAGATCAGCAACCAGGCCAGGCAGTTCCGACAAGCCGGTTCCTTGTTCGGCCATTTCAGAAATCTGAACCAGATCCCTCATCGACACCGTCTCGATCTTTTTGGTCACCTCGCGCTGCCAGGTGATATGCAAAACACCATATCCGTACTGCTGACCGTAGTTTGCCAGCAGGTTGGCCTCGTTCCTTAATTCGTTCCGCAACTTGTTATCACGATAATACCGCAACAATGTTGTCGCAGCCTCAGCTTGGGTGGCATCACTTGCCTCTGTAGGTGAGGCGCGAAGAATCCCCCGACTGAATGCAGTCGTCAGAATGTCCGAATTTTCCGTGCAGACAGCATCCGCCAACCGAACCCGTGTATCACTGGCCCCGTCCCAAGGGAAAACCGGTTCGGTGTCATTCTTCTGGTGCTTCTTTCCGTCATAAGCCTGTCCGGCCCAGGAACAGAATCGGACATCATCCGCCCTGGTCCGGTGATAGGTGAATGTGTATCCACCCGCCCGGTTGTACTCTTTGATTAGTTCACTTAAATCTGCTTTTGACATTTAATTGCCTCCTCTTCCAAATATTCATCAATTGATTTTTTGATAAATTTCCTCTTTTGCTTTTGCGGAATTACGGCTGCAATCCGCCCTTCGTCGACCAGAAAGTCCAAATCCCTTCTTGTCAACCCTGAATATTCCTTCGCTTCCGACAACGTTAATAGCTTCGTTTTCATTAGTAACACCCTCCCCCTCGCTGGACCAATGCATCCTGTGGCGCGTGCAAATTGTCCTCCATGCAAAGATACCGGAGACAATCAACCGGATCCTTGCTGGCGCCCTTCTCGCCATCCGCGCCAGTCCACTCTCGCATCGAATAAATCAAGTTGGTGCAGTTCGCACTGACAAACAACCTGGGAGAATTGTCGCCGGCAACCGGCATGGTGTTGTCGTAGTACAAAAGATCGTTAATCAACTGTACCCCACTCTCAATCTTTTGACCGTTGGCCGGATAGAACAACATCGGGTCCTCTCCCTCCTCCGATACATTTAATTTCTCCAGGGGAGTCGTACCGTCCATCAACTTGGTACTTCCGGCCCTGGGGTCGATCAACCGCAAAAAGACCGGTTCGCCGCCCTCCTTGTCCCTTATGAGGTCTTTGTACTGAACAAACGAAACCCCACCTCCACCACTGCGCTGTGCTGGCCCAATGTGACCGTCAACCTTGCTGCCGGGAACTGTCCAGTCACCCATCGATCTGTCCGGCCATTCACGGTAAATGTAGACAACATCCTCGAACACCCTGGCCCACAGTATAAACCAGTTCCGGGCGCCGGCGGGATCCACCACCATGAAATTCCGGCCATCCACCGGGATCTCGCCAGGCGTCATAATGTGTCCATCCCCAAACCGGGGGAACGCATTACCCACACTCTGGTCGGCCCAACCGTAGGCGCGGATCTTAACCTCCCCATCATGCAACCCTTTCAACCGTTTCTTCAGTTGTTCATACGGATTGTACGGATTCCAGTTTGTATGGAACCAGATCGCCCAGGATCCACCGCGCCGGCACCGCATCAGGTATGGCATCTTACCGGAAGGTCCGCCTGGAATGTTTGGGCGATCCGATAGCAGTTCACTCTCACGCCACTCGGTCACCTCGCCGCCAGCAATAAAATCCTTCACAGTTAAACTGTACCCCTCAATCGGCGTGAAGCTAACCAGCAACTTTCCGGCCCTGGTAACAAGCCTGTACCGGATCGTTTCCAACAGGTCCATCGGGATCAACTCATCCGCCCATACCGCGTCCAGTTCCAGTCCCTCAACCGTCCGGCGATCCTGCGAATAATGCATGAACCACACCTGGCTGCCGTTCGGCAAAATAAATGTCGATTCCGTAAACCCGTTTTTCTGGGTGTAGCTTACATTCTCAACCGCTCCCTTGATCTTGCGCTTAAACTCAACAGGGAGATACTTGTAAACCACTGGTTGCTGGTTCTGTAAACTCGACTGGTGCGTCGTATGAAAGCAGGCAATCCTGGACCCGGCCTTTTCCTTGGCCAACTTAACAACCCACTTCGCACAAAATTCCGTCTTGCCACTACGATTGCCACCTGAAATTAGCAATTCATCGTTTTCCTCCAGAATCTCCGTCGCATGGTCCCAGTGTTTCGGCTCAAACCCTCCGCGGTACGGATCCGTTTCCTCCAGGTAAATCTCCCTGCCGCGATCCTCCATCGCTTTCCGGAAATCCGCCTCCCCTTCCGGAGTGGCGCAGGCTAACCCGGCCTGTTCCCTGGTCGGTAACCTTAACCTGGGATGCGGCTTGTAAACGTAATGGTCCAGATTAACCAACTAATCATCCTCCTCCTCTTCCTCCTCAAAATCCAGCAAATACCCCATCGACTGAATCGACATCAACGACGCATAACACGTCAACAACCCAATAATCTCAGGGTCCGATAGGCAGAACTCTTCACTGAACCGGTTCACCATACTCTCCAACTCATGGCCGGCTAATGTTATGAACCTGTCCCGTTCCTCACTCACTCCCAACGGCCCTGGTTTAGGTTGTACCCTATCATCCCGTAATTTGCGACGTCCTTGTAGGTGTCCGCCAGGCTTTCATGGTTTATCTCCCCTCCCGATTCAAGCAGGTGCCTCATCCTGCAAACCTTGTCCTGTAGCCTAACCGCAATCCCCATCTCCCCGCTCAACGCAATGTTCTTGCTGCCATAGTCGCGTTGCTTGGTTTCAAACAACTCGATACACTCCAAAGCAACGTCAACTATCCGACGACCCATCTCGGTCCGGATCTTCAACGCCTCCCTGATCGCGTCCGCTACCTCCGTCTTCGTCAACCGAGAAGCCTCTTCTATACTTTTCACCTCTTTTATAGCTTCCTGTTCCTCGTCCAGCAGCATGGACCCTTTCTCCCGTGTTCCAGTTAACCCTTTTTCTTGGCAGATTTCCGTATGCTTTTTGGTATGACTGTTTCTTTCCATCCGATTTTTTCACCTTTCGCCCTTAAAAACTTATTCGCTGCCGCATTGAACTCGTCCAGTTCCTTCTTGGTTAACCGCCCCCCCATGTCTTCGTCCCAAGCAATCTGTTCAATCTTCCTCGTTTTCATTAGCAATACCCTCCGGTTCACCACTTTCCGGGATAACGCGGCACCTTCCCAACCTGGTAGTGCCTGTCACCACTCTTCACATATCGCAATGTCATCCGGTTACCGGCCCGGTCAGGTCGCCATAACGCCGCATTCTTAACCCGAACCAGTATCCGACCCTCCACCTCAACCATCCGGCTGTTGCGGAAGTCCCATTTGGTCACCAATCCCTCCAAAAAAGGAGGATCCGCCTCCTTAACCCCAGGATCCTCCCCAAGTAACTCACGGCGCACCTTGGACCAACCAGCCTGCGTCAGGATCACCTCGCGATCATATCGCCAGTCCTCCCCCTTCCTTAACCGGTCCTTCCTGAACATCGTCAGGTCCTGCCGGCTTAACCCAGTCTCGGCCGATAGAACCCTCTCAATGCGCTCCCCTGGCTGCAGGTTAATCACACCTTCCTGCGATTCTTCGGTCGCTGTTCCGCAGGCACCCGACCTCCAGAATGATTACCTGACCATGCCTTAACCGGCCTTCCTTGTTGGTTTGGCCTATCCAACTCGTTTTTGAACATCACCTGCGCCATCTTTCCCGTTTTATACGTTTTCATTCGTCCCTCCGTAATCCTCATCCGTCCCCCGTCCAGCACTTGCCAGCGCATCCGCATCAGCCTCTGCATCAGACCGGAACTGGTCCTCCTCAACGTGATCCGCTGGATCCTCCGCTGGAGGCGCCGCTTCCACCAAACCCAAGGCCACCGCCAATACATTGGCCGAGTTCTGGACCTGTGCCTGCTGTTCCCGCGAAATTTGCAGGGACAAGTTAATCAGCGTGTTTAACGCTGCCGTCTTTTGTTCTTTGCTTATCTGTGCCATAACAGAAATTATGTAATAACCCGAATCGTCCCCTTCTCTGTTTTTTTAGCGGCCAATTCACCAGTCATAACCTCATAAATCCTTGAAACCGTTACATCGCTTGTCGCCTTGATGTTAGCTTCAACGTGCTTCCTTATCTCCTCAATCGTCAGTTCCTTTGATCTCATCCAGCGTTTTCCTCTCCAAAAACATCGGCGTTCCCTCTCCAACCCAAGAACCTGCCGTGTTGTACTCAAAAAATTCCCTAGCCTCTTCCGGACTCATTCCGTCCCTCTTCACCAAAATATCCAAACACTTGGCCTCGTCGTACACCACCAACTCCCTGTTGAATTGCCGGCCAATACCAATCACCGCACCCTCGTATCCATCAGCTAATAACATCACAGAACTATCGCTTCTAAATGAATTGCCGGCCGGCCCCCTCCAGGCCAACCGGCGCAGGATGTGGGTAAATCATGAAAAACCCCAAACCCTGCTTGTAAAAAAATTCTGTGGGGGACAACCCATATAAGATATAACAAGAACTGAAAGCAGCACCCCCCCCCTCCCCCTGCCTGGATCTGTAGCTAGACCTGTAGCAGAAGCCTGGTAGTTGTTGATGGTCAGTGACTTACGCATCAGTGCCGTCTCCCTTACTGGCAACTGGCACCGTGTTGGCGGACGGCAGCCGGTCCAGGATCTCACCAATGCTGTCCGATTTGACGCTGA